CGTTCCGATGGGAGGGGCCTGAACATCATCCATCTGCACCAGCTCCACCCGTGTACCGGGCTTATAGCGGCGACGTAAGCCCTCAAGGGCCGCTTTTGAAATCACTCGCATGATTCCACCTCCGTTTTCTTTGCGCCGCTCTTAAAGGCCGATGAACCGGAGAGGTTGCGGAGCAGGATTTTGCGCTCGGTCTTGTAGTCCTCACCGATGAAGCCCAGCCTCAAAAGGAAACAACGGAATGCGTACTTGTCGTTGTCGACCGGCTTTTCCTTGGCGATGATCCGCTTCTGGTTCAGGGCCATTTCACACAGGGATGCGATGAAATGCGAGTAGGCTTTGATCTCTTCGGGAGAGGGCAGCTCCTTGAACCACGGGAAGGCGATGCGGTCTTCCTTAAGTTCAATGCGGGTGTCCTCGATGCCAAGGGCCTTCTTGATCAGTTCTCCTTTGGCATCCAGCAGCTTGGTGAGGTTTCCGACCGAAACCTTTTCGAGCGGGATCTCAATCGTCAGGCCGGTTTCTTCTTCATCCTCATCCTTGACCGGGTTAAATCCGGCTGCGGCAAGGGCGATAATGACCGCCTCAATGGTGTCCTGATCCGTGCGCTCGTCCCAGACCATCGTGCCGTCTTTCTCAACGGTGATGCCTGCGATAACGTAGGCGCAGGTGGGCATGAACTTGTAGACGGCCTTCATACCGACCACCTTGGAGATGATGCCGACCAGCTCTTTGCGGTCCTGTCCGGTGACGTTGTAGTGTAGTTCTTTCATGGGGTTACCTCCTTGTTTTTTGGTACTGTATATATCACTCTGAAAGCACAGAATAGCAAGTCATTTCAGCGAAATATATGTACCGATTATCGTAGAAAAACAGGAGCCTCAATTGTCTACATTAGCTACTTCGTCGAAGCGGAAGGTCACGCCGTCACGCTGCACCATCACACCATCCGAGGAGCCGACCTGTTCGATGTATCGCTTTACGATGACGTCGCAGAACTTCTCGTCCAGCTCCACGGTATAGCAGATGCGATCCGACTGCTCACAGGCAATCAGGGTGCTTCCAGAGCCGCCGAAGGGGTCCAGAACCACAGCGTTGCTCATGGAGGAGTTCATGATCGGATATGCCAAAAGCGCAATCGGCTTCATGGTCGGGTGATCGCCGTTCTTCTTGGGCTTGTCAAACTCCCAGATGGTGGTTTCCTTACGGCCCGTGTACCACTGGTGCTTGCCGTTTTTCTTCCAGCCATAGAGCACCGGCTCATGCTGCCACTGGTACGGAGAGCGTCCGAGCACCAGCGACTGCTTTTTCCAGATGCAGCAGCCGGAGAGGTAGAAACCTGCATCAGCAAAAGCCCTGCGGAAGTTCAGCCCTTCGGTGTCCGCATGAAACACATAGATGGAAGCATCGCCGGTCATGACGGTTTCCATATTGGTAAAGGCATCGAGTAGGAACTGATAGAAGGCGTCGTTTGCCATGTTGTCGTTCTTGATCTTCCCGGCAGAGCCTTCGTAGTTCACATTGTACGGCGGGTCCGTGATCACGAGGTTGGCCTTGACGTCGCCCATCAGGGTGTCGTAGGTTTCCTTTTTTGTGGAATCGCCACAGACCAGACGGTGCCGACCAAGCGCCCAGACGTCACCGACCTTGGTGAAGGTGGACTTTTTCAGCTCCTCATCCACATCGAAATCATCGTCGTGGATGCCGTCCTTCAGGCTGGCCTTGAAAAGGTCGTCGATCTCGGCAGGATCAAAACCGGTGAGGGAAACATCGAAGTCCTCGCCCTGCAGGTCAGCGATGAGCAGTGCCAGCTTGTCCTTATCCCAATCGCCGCTGATCTTGTTCAGGGCGATGTTGAGAGCCTTTTCCTTGACGTCGTCCATCTCCACGACCACACAGTCAACCTCGGTGATGCCAAGGTCGATGAGAACCTTGAGCCGCTGATGCCCACCGACAACACGACCGGTTGTCTTATTCCAGATGACCGGTTCGACATATCCGAACTCCTCGATGGAGCGTTTCAGTTTTTCATATTCCTCGTCACCGGGCTTGAGGTCCTTGCGAGGATTGTATTCGGCTGGAAGCAGCTCCGCCGTTTTCTTTTTCTCAATCAGCATATAAGACCCCACTCAGCGAACTTCTCAAAACCGCCGATGCGGTCAATGAAGGCCCTTGCTGTTTCCACGATTCTCTCGTATGGAATACCGTCCACGGCATCGTCACCGATGGCGCAAACAAGCTCGACTGGCGCACCGGTTTCCTGCGCCTTGAGCCATGCGAAAATGTTGATGCTGACGTCGGCTTTGGAGAGGTCCTTGCCGTGCAGACCACCGCCGGTCACGGAGTCTCCCATATCGGAGCCGAGCTTCCGGTTGGTGGCACCGGAGTCAACATCCGTACCGCCGGTCCAGTCACCGAGAGGATTGATCTCGGCATCAGGGAAGACCTCCCGCAGATGGCCGGTCTGGGCGTTGCTCTGGCAGAGGATCAGACGGTCGCCGTCCAGAATGTATTTGCCGTCACTGCCATAGACTTCATATAGCTGCTTGGCGATGGCGGTGAGCTCTTTCTGCTCGTCGGTCACAGGGACACCTTTGAAGATGCCATTATCGCCGCAGTGAATGCCGTCGATCTGGTTGTCAGCCAGATGCTCGTCCTGCGAAACCTCATGGTAGTCCACCAGCAGGTTCCCTGCGATACGGGAAACAGCAGCCTCTACCTCATCAGGAGAGAGGGCCACAGAGGTTTCGCTGATAATATGGCAGGTGCCGTGGCCGATCAGAACCTCGACGGCGATCTTCGGATTCTTTTCTTTTTGATACGCAAGGTCGACAAGAGCACCGGCAATACGGTCAGCCACCTTGTCGGGATGCGCTGGGTTTACTTTTTCAAACATATCAGTTTCCTTTCCGAGCGGTGAGCAGCCGCTCCATCAAATCATCTTGTGGATTTCTGCCGCCGTACTCCACGGCACAGTTTTCTTTCACGATCTGGTAAATCTGATACCAGACCTGATTGACCTGCTTCATGTAGGTCTGGCTCATTGCCACATACGGTGAAGCGATGGCGTTGCCGGTAGTGGGGTGCTTGGCCAGAAAGCCGAACTCGGAGATGGCTTCCTCGCACTGAATCCATCGGGAGACTGACATGGCGTACTGCTCGATCAGCTGGTTGTTTACTAACATTTCACAGCCACGGGCCTTGAGCCAGTTCCAAGTGTCTCGGTAGACCTCCTCGGCACACAGGTCCTTTCCGTTCTTCTGAGCAGCCCTCAAGTATTCCTTGACCGGAGGAACGTCCGCACCTTCGATTTCTGCCGGTTGCGGGAGAACCATCGCACCGCTTAACCTGCCGTCAGCGATTTTATCGGTCAGCGCCTTGGATTTTCTTCCGGCACCGACACGCTGACCGCCTCTCATAGTTCCGTCTTTTGCCACACATTTCACCTCACTTTCCGGGCTGGGGGTTAATACCCCGTTTGATTTCTGATTTTTGCGCTCGTGACCCCACGCCGCTGTCCGCAGAGGAAAGGCGTAGAGATTTGACCCGCCCCACGGTCACCGGTCACCGAGCTCGTGATGGATCTTCGTGTGGCACGACTGGCACAGGCTCATCAGGTTGCTGGCGTCATGTGTGCCGCCTTGAGAAATAGGAAGAATATGATGAACTTCCTCGACCGGTGTTAACCGGCCTTCCTTGAGGCACTGCTCACACAGAGGGTGGGCAGCTGCGTACCTGTCACGGATGCGCTTCCAAGCCCTGCCGTATTTGCGGTTGACGTCCGGGCTGCGCTCGTTCTTGTTGTACCGATCCCGGTCCAGCTTCTCATGCTCCGGACAGAAGCGTCTGTCGGTGAGCCTTGGACAGCCGGGGTAAGCGCAGGGCTTCTTTGGACTCCTTGGCACATAATCACCTCGCTTTCCGGGCATAACAAAAGCCCTGCGGGAGAGGGGCTCCCACAAGGCTTCCGTAGGTTTTACTTTGTCCATCATAATACTATCATAAGAGGCGACTCTCAATCTCTCTCATTTACTCTCATGATGGCAGCCACACAGGAAAGGGCTGTATCGTGCATCCGGTAAATGTGCTGGATGCTGTAATGCATCTCAACCGCAATCTTCTCCCACGAGAGGAAGCACAGATAACGCTTCTCCAGCAGGGTTTGCAGTTCAACATCCGAAACGGCCTGTATTGTGGCCATGATTTCCTTTTTCAGCTCTACCAGATCCTCGACGTCGTGTTTTAGGCTTTCCTCAACCTCGATTATATTCAAAACGGCCCTTTCTACTTTGGAGCCGCCACGATTCGGGTTTCTCGGCATATCGCTATATACGACGGTGCAGGATGTGGCCAGTTCATTTAAAGACTCGATTTGCTGGAGCTTGGATTTAATTCGCATATCCAGCGTCCGGGCCTGTGACAGATATTCTTTAGCGGTCATTTCGCTTCTCCTTCTGTAGCTCTTTAATGAGGAATTCCGGATCGACTTTTGACAGGACACCGAACCAGCCGGAACGGAAGAAACGCTCAATTTCCTGAAGCTGCTGTTCATCGTCGGTCAGCCGGTAATCCTTGACCGCCTGCAGAATGATGGCGTTTGCCAGATTCTCGTATGGGTTCAAAGTCGCACCTCCGAATTTGTGATCACTCGGATTGGCGTAGATTGTCGAATATTGTCGTTAGATTTTCAGATTTGCCTTTACCGCAGCGATCAGAGCCGACTGCGTTTTGTCTTTGGCCTTCAGAGCCCGGAGGATTTGCTCGTCGATGGTACCGTCCGTCACAATGTGCTGCACGACCACGGTTTCTTCGGTCTGGCCTTGTCTCCAGAGCCTTGCTATGGTCTGGGAATAGAGCTCCAAGGACCATGTGAGGCCAAACCAGACGATGGTGTTGCCGCCGGTCTGAAGATTGAGGCCGTGTCCGGCAGAGGCCGGGTGGATCAGGGCTACCGGGATCTCGCCATTATTCCATCTGC